GCCCGGTTGTTTGTTGCCGCGGCCGCTGTAGGTGGGGGGAATCTTTGTTTTGTTTTCGGGGTTCGGAAAAAACCCCGCCGCAACTAATCTATGTAATCGAAACGTTTTGCGCATCCCATTACATAAAGCAACGGTTTTATATCTATTCCCCGAACCACTTGTTTTCAACACTAATTGTTTCTTAACGGATTTTACACGCCCGTAATTACTCACTTTATACAACCCTATATATCCGGGTACATCTTTCCAAATTTCCATTATACAACCATTTAAGTAAGCAACCAAAAAAAAGGAAACGGGGAAAAGTGGTTGCATCTTTTTTCATCCGGTAGCTACTCCGAACTATCCCCGTTTGCCGCAAATATAGTTATTTTTCGATTGTTATAACCTCAAACCCAGTAATTTTTGTATGTGGATTTTTTGAAACAATGTCAAATTCACGATTTTTTATCCGTTTTGTTTTCCATAAAAAACCTAACCAACGCTTATATTGCACAGTTTCCGTTATTAAGAGGCTATCTCGTGTTATAATTTTGCCCGAAAACGTATTATTTATAATACATCCGTCAAAGTCAACCCATTTGTCGGAATACTCAATACAACGTAAAACGGTCGTAACCGTATCGCCGGGCAAATATACAACACTATCCCGGACGGTTGCCCGCAATTCGTTGATTGTTTCCATTTGGGTTGTTGTAACCCGTTCCAAATCCCGGTTCTTTGTCTGCAACGTCTTTATCAACTCCGCATCGCTCGCCCGGTATTTTTCAAACTCTGACAATTTCAGTTCCAAAACCCCAACTTTGGCGGCGTTCAAACTATCTTTCGTTTGGTACGTCTTTACGTCTTGCAATAACGTTTCGGTATTGCTCCGGTATTTGTCCCGCTCCACGGTCAAATTATTAATGCGCTTTTGTTGTACCCAAAAGGCGGCGGCAACCGCCAAAATGATTGCCGCCAAAATCAAATACTTTTTCATGCGTTTGCCGTATATACAATTAACGAACTATCCGGCGTTTTGCTCAATGTCAAAACGTAATGTCCGCCGACAAACTCAACCGTACTATTTATTTCGTCCTCGTTTATCTCCAATTGGGAAAAGGAAATAACGACGCCCGAAATATAAACCTTTGGTATGTTGTGCAACGGGTCGGCGTTTACGGCGTCAATAAATGCGTCTATCTCTGTTTGTGGGTTCGTTACGTTTTTCGTGTCCTCTTGGTTATCTTCAACCGTTACCGTAAAAACGTCCTCACAATCTGCGATAATTGCGGATAACAACGGGGCAATACTAATTCCCGCTTGGTTCTCTTGATTGGCAACCAATTGTTCCAAATACTCCTTTTTGTCTTTTTTCGTCATACTGATAAAAATTAAATGTTACTATAATCAATTGCCGCATCAAAACACGGACACTCTTTTATATACTCCCACGGTTCAATAATTCCGTCGCCGTTCAAATCCGGGCTATAATCCCGGTGTCCCTTAATGGTTGCATCCGGGAACATACAGGCTAACCGGGACAACAACCACATCAAAGCCTCTTTTTGTTCCGGGGTTCGGGTGTCGGCGGCTTTTCCGTTGGCATCCAAACCGCCAACATAACAAACACCAATAGACCGGGAATTTTGCCCGGACACGTGCGCCCCAATTTCCGATAAGTAACGCCCGGTCTCAATTGTACCATCCGGCAATACAACGAAATGATAACCGCAAATACGCCCGCTTTGCGGTTGCTTCTTAAAACCCCGTTGTTTGTGCCAACCGTCGATAATGTCAACGTTGACTTTTGCGCCGGGCTTTGTTGCGCTACAATGTACGATTAAATCCGTAATTTTCCGGTTTGCCTTTTGACCTTGCAAATAGGTTAAAATTTTACTTTGGTTCATTTTTCGTCCTCCTTTTCTTTGTCCGGTATGTCCTCAATACAATTTTCGACATCCGGGCGGTTAAATAACTTAAATATATTCACTTTCTTTTTTATCTCCTTTGCCTCAAAATAATTATTAAAGCAACTTGAAACCTCAATACCGTAAACAATCAACAAAAACAATACCGACAAAATGGGTATTCCTAAAACCGTGCCGAACGCCTGCCCAAACAACCCCGCCAAAGTTACCCAACAAATATAATCAACCAATTTGTTTATTGCCCATCGCCATTTCCGGGACGGTCTGATTTGCTCGCCTCTCTTTTTCGCTGCCGCCACTCCAAAACGGCTATCAACGAAAATTAAAACTATTGCTAAAAGCAAAAACGGTATCAGATTTTCGTAAAAATCCAAAAACGGGGAAACTAACGCCGTGGTTGTTCCATTGATAATATTTCTTTCTTGCATATTTATATAATACCTAATTCATTTTCAAATACTTTATCTTCTATTGCTTTATCCCAAATCTTATCTGTTGCGTGTCCATCTACATCTGTTTGCCCAACTTGCTTCATTATAGAATAAACTCCGCCATTAATAAACGAGTTATACAATTCTTTATATTGTGTAATTCCGCCAAAATCAACTCTAAATGTATAGTCGTCGCCATAATAAAGATAGAAATTAGGAAAACCAACCCTTATATTTGAATCAGATTTTATCAATCCCATATCGTACCAATCGTTACCTTGCACGAATTTTGCAATTTCTGCATCATCATCCCCGTTTTCATTCATTCCATACGCATTTCTTATTGCTGGCCGCCTGCTTGCAGCATTGTTGAATATTATTTTCACACCCGGAACAATCCCCAATCCTAAACAGAAATATATAGGAAATGGCTTTTTGTATGCCAATTGACCCATTGTTAATCCACCCATTGACTCCCCTGCTAAAATTATAGTTGGCTCAAAATTATAATATTTCATAAGGTAATTATACAACCATAGAATCCTATAATATGTTATATCATTTCCCCAACCGGACGCATTAGAACCAAAAGGTGCCGTTGTATAATCTTGTATTTGTATAACTGCATATCCTATATTGTGCTGTTTTAGCCATTTCAACCCCGTTGCACTTGGTTTTGTTGCATATCCCTGCCCATTTCCATGACAATATATGCATACTTTTGATTTTGCCCCATTGTAAACATAATCATTTGGCGTTATAATCGTCGCATTTACACCATTGATTTGAACTACTTCCGTAACACTTCCTATTATTTGTTTCTTGCCTTCATCTTCCGCCCAAACGTTGTATGATAATATTGCGTTTTCTATTGCTGCATTTCTATAAGTCTGTGTTTTACTATTTGGCAATATTGGCAAAGCCGACCAATCAACAACTATATAACCACTTGTACCGCTTGAATTTTTTTCCTTTAATTCCAATTTTTCGATATAAAGCCCATTTTCTTCAATTGGTAAATTCCATGTTGATATATCAGCTAAACATATTTGGCTTGCTGAATCAGACGGAAGAGTTGTTGCACCATCGTCAAATTTATGTATGGTAATAAACATTCTACCATTCAATGTTACATTTAACATACCAATACAAGTATTTTTTTGTTTTTCTCCGTAAAGTTTTATAGCCTTTACAAAATTACGCATCCAATACCAATCCGGAAAATATGTTTTTTGTGACCATACAATCTCATTTGCTATCGGCGTACTATCAAACACATCTTTTATTGTAATCTGATTTGACGATGCTCTTATATGACACAATTTAGATATAATTCTATTACCATTTCCGCTACCGTAATTTTTGCCATCATTAAATACTTTTGACCAATCAACAACTATATATGCGCTTTTTACATCGCCGTAAACAAGTGTAAATTTCATCTTTTCTACTTTGTTGCTGTTTGTTGTATTTGTATATAATGCTGCAATTCCATTACTTCCTTTTGATTTATCAATGTTTCCGTTTTCATCCACATAAATTAAACGCACATACAAACCTGTTGTATCTGAATGTTGCAAAGTATACAACGCTAATTTTATATCCGGATTTTCTGTTTCTATATGTATATCAATAACCGCATCTTGACAAATATATTTTGTGTAATTATCAACAAACGGATACATAACATCATTTAATTGAATCCATTTATTAGGTAATGTTTTTTCACCTGAAAAATTTGAACCTATAAACTTATATATCAACTCTTTTCCGTTAGATAAAAAAGAAATATTATCTCCTTTTTTTATTCTATCATTTGGAATAAAAGAAACTGCATTTTCTAACGTTCCATCAGTTTTAAAATATTTATCAACTTGGTAAACGCTAAAAGGTAGTTTAATTACATTTAAATTCCATGTTTCCGACGTGTTTTTTATTATACCTAACTCATAAGGATTTAATGTAAATCCACCTAAATTTACATAAACCCCCGGGTCGCCTGCTATAAGAAAAACGTTACCGTCTTGTGTCCCCGGATTTGAATTTGTTCGTGCTATACCAATAAATGTTGAATATTTACCAACATTATTGATTATAGACAAAAGAGCATTTTGCAAAACTGCTCCCGTAATTTCTTGGTTTCCATTGGTCTTTATAACCTCAGAAATTGCATTTTTTAATTCTTGATAATTTGCCATAATTTAATCGTTATTAAAATCATTATTAAAGTCTTTGTTGTAATCGCCCCCGGTCGTCGGGATAACCCCCCGTCCGATTTTCTTAACGACCGTTGCGCACTCAAATTCGCATTCAACCGACGCTAAATTACCCTGTGTTTGCCATTTCGGGGTAATTAAAAACGTGTCGCAATCGTATTTTCTGCCTTGACTATAAATCGTAACAAAGTCACTCATACGGATTAACCGCATTACGTCGCAAAGATATTCGGGGGCTAAAAAGATAAACCGAAATGTTTTTTCTGATATTTGTTTTTCCGGGAAAAAATACCCGTCCCGTTCTTCGCCCTCTTCCTCAAACTTGTATTCCGGCTTCCCCAACTCGGCACATACATAAACCCGGTTTTTGAACGGTACGCCCTCGTAAACGATTTGCCCCCCGTCAACCTCCATGTTTATTGCGTCGCTCCATTCAACACATAAATAACCATCCATGCCCCCGTAAATCCACGTAAATACGTCGGAATAATAAGTTTGTACGCCGTCATTTATAGCAATCATATAACGCCCCTCCGGAAAATTTAAAGCCATCGGCAACAATCCGGGGTAAACAATAACGTCATAACCGTATGCAGCAAACCGGATGATCTGCAATCCGGTTTCTTTCATTGGGGCGGTTATATCTGCCAATATGCGGGTTAACTTATAATCGTACAATCTAACCCATGCAATCGAATTACTACGGGTCGGACGTATGATTTGGAACGGCAACAATTTATTTATCGGCGTAAACAACGGGTAAACGTCGCCATACGCATACGATTTTTTATAATCTTGGTATTGTACGCCCTCATAAAATGGCAATATGGACAAATTATTATTCGGTGTCATACTTTAATGTTGTTTTAATGGAACGACTGCACAAATTTACGCTTAATTTATCAACTTGACCGTTACCGATATAAGTTTTTATTAGTTGCATCGGGTTTGGGTCGTCGATTGCCGGAAAACTAAACGTTTGCTTTTTCTTTCTCTCAATACCGTATGCGTAAACCTCGGAACCGTTTATTGATACACGACGGGCGGGCAAATCATATAACCAATACGGCGATTGCAGATTAATAAACGCCAAATATCCGTTTTGCAAAAAGTATTCGACGCCGTTAATTGTTTGGCGGGTAAATGGTAATATCCATTGTGACCCGGACGTTGGCGGAACGGCGGCAAACAAGGCGAACCCGTCGGAACTCATGTTGCCGGGGTTTAATAACATCATATCAATATCGGACGTGAAATTTGATATATTAATTTCCTCAACCTTTCCCGGCGTTACATACTTACTAATTACTTGTATCGGCAATCCCTCAAAAGCCGCCGTAACGTCGTCCATCCATTCAAATTGGTAACGTTCCGGCAAATCGACCTTATCAAACGAATATTCCGACGTGTTGAACGCCCACGGTTTCCCGTTGCGCAAATTTAATTCCTTTGTCAAATCGTGGCTTAATATAGCCCCGCCGGAATAGGAACCGCCATTGCGGAAATATTGGATATGTTCGATTTTAAATTTGCCGTCCTCAATGAACCAATAACATTTAAAACAATCCCGTAACATATTGGTAAATTGTTGTAAGGTCGTCGGGGCTTTTTGTGCGGGTTGCTGATATTCCCCGTTTATAATATTGGTTTTCTGTGATACAAGCAAACGGAAATTCAACCCGGATATTGGGTTGTTACCGCTGTATAAAAATTGACTGTATTCCGCCGTGGCTGCGTGTGTTATACCCGGTGCAATCTGATTGAGCAAAACGGATATACAAGACGCAACCGGGAACGCATCCCGCAAAGTATATGCTTTTCGTGCTTTTTCCTCTAATATCCAATCCATTAAATAAAACCCAAACCACAACGACGCATAACGCCACGTTGACCGGGCGATTGGATAAAACGTTTGTCCGTATATGGAATAAGGCGGCGCAAAATACTTTCCGTTGTCCGCTAATCCCCACTCGGTCGGGGTATCTGAAAAATTGTTCGAAATAAACGCCACGTCGATTGCGTAACCAATCGCACGCCTATAATTACGGTTATTATCAACTATATCATCGGCGGGCAATGGATATGTATTAAGGTCGTCGATTTTCTCCACGTCGCACAAATACCGGGCGTATATATTATAACTTTTCATATCGGCGTGCATTGTTCCGGTTGCCCCGGAACCCTCGACGGCGGTTAAATCAAACTCCAACGTATCAAACGGGGACGTTGTAACCTTTTGATAACGGAACATTGCCACATCGTTCGATTGTCGGCGTATCTCAACCAATGCAACCCCAAACGGCACGCCGTCAATTCGTTGTTGTGAAATATAGATATAATAACTAACATTCAATTCCGGGTATAATTTCCCCTCGAATGCGTCCGCACTTGCACCCGTTGCCATTCGTCCGGTATAAAGCCCGGATATTACCGCCGGGGAACCGTTGGACGTAATTTGTATTTCTTTCAATATATTGCACAAAGCAAAATGATAGGTTTGTACTAATGCGTTTTGGTCGGTCGTGGCGTTTGCGTCTTGTTCCCAATTCGTACCGCCCAAAAAACAAGAAACAAAACTATCCCCCGGAACGTATATTTGAATTAATGGACGCTTGTTTATCGTTATCCGTTGGATTGTCGGGGCTAACGTTATTAAATTGTATTCCTTTTCCAATCCCGCCAACACGTCGTTATAATCGTCGATTGCGTCCGGTTGCACAACAACCTTTTTATCGTAATCGGTAAACGTGCAATCGGTTTTCATAAACTTGCCTTGAAAGTATTGGAACCATGTACGCCCGCCGTCGTCGCTCTTTTCAATGCAATACAAAAATTCATTGTCGAACGATTGACGGTTTATATAGTCGTAATCATCCCGGACAAAGGTAATTTTGCCGGATAATTTGGCACGATAAAACCGTTGGTTGGTTTCTAATTCGTACTCCTTTGCCAAATCGTCCTTATAAATCGGATGCACGGTTTGACCTTGTAAGACGTTCGGGGCGTCCAACGTTCCCAATCTCAACCATGCCGTCCCGTTGGCGTAATGCGCTTTGATTACATTAAACCGGATATATGCGGCATTGCTTGGTATGTCAAATTCCGTATTTGTGGCGGACGGGGCGCTCCCCCAACCGCCGATAATCTTTTTATTGCTATCGTAAAATGCGCCCCCGGATTGCGTGGTGAAATTCTGAAACAATTTGCGGGGGTACACATTCCCAACCGGGACAAAAGTACGGGTATAATAGAACTTTGTACTATTCCCGTTTATGTCCCCGGTTATGTGACTTATCGCCCCGTTCGCTAAAAACGCATTTACAAATGAATGTCTATAAATCGGGTTCATATCAATTTTTAATTTTACGTGTCAAATTCTTGTAAACCTCAATAACATTGCCGTTGCCATCGACGTAACGACGGCGGCGGTTTTGTTCCTTAATCTCCCTTACATCGTCTTTTAAATCCCGCAAATCCGGTGCGTTATTTTGTTGAACCGTTACATTAATGCCGTCGGTATTGTAGGCATTAAGGTACTTTTGGGGGAATGTTCCCCGGTTCAAACTATTTATTACGTCCGGGATTAAACGACGGAAACGGCGGGAATTACGTTTATTGATAACGGCGAAAAATTCCCCGCCCTCGGCACGCCTCCGGGTTCCATCCGGTTTGGTTCCTAAATCCACGTCGTCCCCGGATTGGTGGGAACCGCCCGCCAACAATTCAACCGTACCGTCCCCGTAACTTTCCGAACCCTCGGCGGCTTTACTCATTTGTGCGGCTTTAATTTTGGCGGCGGCAAATGAAGCCCACATAACAGCGATTGCCGGGATTGCGAACGGGAACCCCAATTGCGACCAAATCAAAGCGGACGCCGTTACAAGGTTTCCGATTTGTTGGATTGTCTGTATTGCCTGTTGTGCCTTTTGCGCTTTCTGTTGTTCTTTCAACGCCTTTTCTTGGTTCCGCTTTGCCAAATCCAACTCCTTTTGTGCCATAACCACGTTTGAGGCATAACCGTTCGCCCGTGCTTCCCTTTCGGCGTCCAACGTGCGTTGTGCGCTTTCAACCTCTTTGTCGGCGGCATTTACGGCGGCTTCGGCGGCTTGCAATTTCGCATCTAAAAATACCTGTAATTGCTCCATTGCAAAGGATACGGACGTACTTATTGCCTCCTTTTGGTCGTCGTCCAAATTAAGCCCAAACAAACCGTAAATGTCTGTTCCTCGTTCCTCTCCTTTTGACTGCTCAATTTCTTGGTCAATCTTTTTTATTGTGTTTTGAATTGTTTGTACTTCAACATCTGACAATTTATTGGCTGCTTGCTCGTTCAATTCTAATACCTTTTGCAAACGTTCCTTTTCTGCCTGCAAACGGAATTGGGTTTTCCGGGCTTCTGAATTTCTTAATAAATCAAATTCAGATTGCGCCAACGCTTGTTGTTGGTCAAACATCATTAATTGCGTTTGCAAATATTCGTCGGCAATTGCGCTTCCCTTAACGTCAAATCCGGCATTAATTACCCCGGCGTCCTGCTGTTGTCCGGTCGGCTTTTGCTCATTCTGCAACAATGCTGTTTGTCTTTCATTCTCTAACAACTGCATACGCAATTGTCGTTCCTGCTCGCTTCCCTGCTTAACCGCTTGCAAACGTAATTCAATGCTTTCTTTCTGCAATGCCAATTCTTGCAACTGCCGTTCTTGCTCTATTTTCAACAACGCCTCTGTCTGCTGTTGTTCTAACGCCGTAATTGTTGCGTTTATCGCCTGCCGTCCGGTTTCGTTCAAATCCTTTTCGGTCTGTAATTGGTGTTGTAAATCCTCAATTTGGCGGGAATACTGATATTGCGTTTGTTGGCGACGCTTTGCCCATTCGTCGGTTTCCAACTGCAATTGTGCATCCTGCAATTTTCGGGTTGCTTCCAAATTCTTTTTATATGCCGCCTCAATTTGTTTTGCTTGCTGTTCTGCTGCCTTTTCCGCATCGCTTTTACCCCTCGGCGTTACGGTTGGGTTCTGTGTTGTTACGGGTTTGTTCCCGGTCGGTTCTTTTGGCGTATCTCCTACGGAAACGGGGATTGTTATCGGCTTTATTTTCTTTTGCATATCATCCAACCCCTCTTTGAAATTTTGGGTAATGTCCTTTACTTGTGCTTTTACCAAATTTCCGTATGCGGCTGCATAATCTGACAACCCTTTTTTTACGTCGTCAAAATCTAACGTAAACGCCCCCTTTAATGCGGTTCCGGTTGCTTTGACTATATCAATAAAGAATCCAAATATATTTCCCAACGTATCAAACGTTGTTTTGAATCCGGCAACAATCCCATTCCAAATTGCACGTATCAAAACACTTTCATTATATAACTCAATAAAGTAATTGATAACATCAATAACCCCTTTTATTATCGCCGTCAACCCTTGGTTAACAAAAACTTTTGCTTTCGTTGTCAACGTTTCAAAATTTCCTCCGGTTGCGTCAAACAATCCGGATAATGCGTTTTGCAACTCAATTTGGCTTTGCAATTGTTCCTCCTGCAATTGCGCCAAAACTCCGGCTTTCCCTTTTACTTCATCCATGTTTGTTGAAATATCTTTCAACGTGCGCAAATACTGCAATCCGGCGTCCTCTCCGGGACCCCCGAATATATCTGCAATTGCAGCCCCGACCGTTGCCGCATTATCCGGCAATTCTGCCAATTTTGCGGAAACGTCTTGTATAACATCGAACGTTGTTTTGGTTCCGGTCTGCAAATCTTTTTGAACTTGTTCCGACGAAATACCGATACCGTCCAAAGCCGCCGCCGTCGCCGTCGTCATTTCACGCAAACGCAAATTTGCCTCCTTAATTGCGTCAACGCCTTTGTCCGAAAAGATACCCATTTTGTTTGTTTGGGCTACAATGGCAACAAATTGGTCTGCTGATATTCCCGCTTCCTTAAAATATGCCGGGTATTCTTTCAACGTGTCCAAAAATTCCCCGTTCGCATCGGCTCCGGACAAAAAACCATCCTTAACCAACTGCAATGCCTCATTTGCAGAAATACCAAATTGTTGTGATAATGCGTTTGTTGCAATCAATGTTTCCCGAAAATCTGCGCTGAACGAATCTGCGACGGCTTGCACCTCGTTTCTAAACGCTTTCAAATCATCGCCGCTTTTCCCGGTAAATTGTTGCGTCAACCTTGTTGCCTCAACTAATCCGGCGTTGTAATCGTACCACCATTTGAACGCCGCACCAGCCGCCGCAATCCCGGCAATTGCCAAAAATACGGGATTTGAAAGTAAACCCAACAACGTTTTCCCCAACGCCTTTGCGCCATCGCCTATTGCTGTAAATACTTCTTTGCTTTCTGCGCCTCCACGACCTAACGCCAAAAGGCTCTCGCCGAATGAATTGTTAAGCCCCAACGTTTCTTTTAATTTGTCGCCATAAGCAATTATTGCGTCGGACGCCTCCGTATAATTACCAACGTTCAATTGATATTTCCCGGTTGCCTCCTGCAAACGCTTCATTTCTTCGTATATTTCCCGTGTCTGTTCAACCAACTTGCGCCCCTCCTCGGTATTTTCTCGCTCGGCTTTCGTCATGTTGTTCAGATAGATTTTATTTAACGAATATTGCGCCGACAACTTGTTATAACTGCCTTCGGCTGACTGATTGATTTTTACAATCAATTTGTTTATTTGGTTGGCTTCCTGCTGTGCCAATTTCAACTCCGCCAACTTCTTTGCGTTCTCACTTTCCGCAAACGCCAAATCACGTTGCGCACGTGCCAAACGTTCCGCATCGTCTGCGGCTTTCTTGGTTGTGTTCCTGCCGTCCTCGGTTGCCCCGGAAACCTTTTGCAGAACCGCCGCCAACTGAATTGCTTCCGCCCTAATATTTTTCAGCGCATTTGTGTATGCGTCTGAAAGTTCATCCAATTGCTTTATCAAATCAGTAATCGAATTATCGGGGCTTACCAAATCAGAATATTTAATAGGGTTGTTGTTATCTGCCATGTATCCGACTATTTGTTTTTGTTATTTTCGGGCAATTTGCCCTACAATCAATTTTCGTTTATCAAATGTAATTTATCGTCTGAAAAATAAAACGCCTTAAATCGCCTTATTTTGGCTTTTTATGCTTGCTTTTTTCGCTTGCTCCTTAATGTATTCAAATGCGTTGTAATATTCCAAAACGGTAAACGATTTTGGGTTTACGTGCAAATGTTGGGATAACATCAAACACATATTTTCAAACTGCTTGTCGTATTGTATTTCCACGCTATCCGACCCGCTAAACGATTTGGGTTTTGTATAAGTCAACAACAACGTCGTAATATGGTCTATTTCTTCCCGTTTGTCGCTTTCGTCCCCCTTTATTATCGCATCCAACATTAACATTGTGCGTTGCTTCAATTGGTCGTAATACTCTTTAACCGTGGCGTCGTCGAATAGTTTAGGAAAATACAATTGCAATTCTTCATCTATTTTTTTTTTGACCGCTTCCAATTGGGCGGTCAACTCGGCGTTCGTCGCATCGGCGAATAAATCCAATACCTTTTGCAAACCGTCCGCCGTCATATCGTTGTATTCGGTTCCGTCCACGGACTTAACCAAACAGGCAAACGCCAAATACTTTGGCGATATGGCGGATTGGACGAAATAAACGTTTTGCCGCAAATTATCCAATTCCTTTTCCGCCAAATCCGGCTTTTCCTTTCGGATAAACCGGATTGCCTTTTCAATATGCGCATCCCAATCGTTCAAATCCGACCCAACCCCGGCGTCGATAAGCAACATTTTGTTATATGCGTGAAATCGCAAAATCGGCAATTCGTCGATACTGTCGTACAACACAACCGCCCGTTTCCCTATCTTTGTCGTTTTCATAAGAGTATGCGGGTTATGACTGTTGAACAAAACGGAACCAATAACAATGCCGGGTTCCCGGTGCATATAGCAAACAGGACGGACAAAACGACCCCCGCCCACCATGATAAGCAAAAGCCGCAATTGAACATCTTAACAAAAAAGTCGTTGCCGTGAACTTGGACGTACTCAATAACGCCCCACTTTTTTAACAGGGTCAACAGGAACGCCGCCACGGTTGCCACGACCAAAACCCAAATAATGAAAGTTACCATATCGTTAAATGTTACAAGGTTGATTAACTGACAATACACCCTCAAAGCGAAAACCGCCGAACGGGTGCATTAAAAATTGATTATCTATTTCGTCCAACGTAAACCCACGGTACACGTTTTCCGCCAACTCATAAATCCTATTTATTATAATCGTCCCGTCTTTCAGCCAAAAACCGCCATTTAGGACGGTCAATATTTCGTTCTTCAATGCCTCGGTATTCCGGTTGTTGAGTTGACCGGGGTAAACCTTGCGCAAATCGAACCAAACAATAAGGGAAAACGGGGCTTTAATCTCGCTTTGCTCTTTGGGAACCCAACCGACCGTTTGCGGGTCATCTATCCAAAAGAACGAAAAATTGCCAATATTGGCATCCGGGGAAACGTCGATATAATCGTTGTTGCCTCTCCATTCCGTCCCGCCCGCATATACGTTCGGGGTATAATAGCGTTTGCCCTGTATCACTTTGGCGATACGTTGCGCCCGCCCAAATGCAACGTCCAACCAATCGACGTTATCCATTAACCCGGTTTGTATGTTCCCCAAAACCCGGTCGATTAAAACCGGGTTGGAAATTATAGGGGTTGTTCTCTTATTCGTTGCCATATAATACGTTTTTTGCTTTCTTTATTAAGTCCGGGAATATATATTGCCAAATCAACGCCGCAATATTTTCGTCCGTCAATCCCAATATTTGCCGCCCGTACTTTTTTATTAAGTCCTCCGTTTTGAAATCCGACGCCTTTATTTCAAATTGTTTGTCGCCGACTTCCAAAAAAAACGACGCTTCAAAATCCCCGGTATCCCGTAACGTTACCCGGTTTGTCGGTTGTCCCTTTTCCTCCTTTATGGCTATCGTCAACGGCGAATACGGGGCGTAATCCATAATATCCACGCCCAAACGGTTAATACCCTGTTCAAACAATTGTTCCTCGGCGTTCATATCAACAATATAGGCGTCATTGTCCCAAATGATTTGTTGAATGTATGCGCCGGACGATAACCCGTTGTTGAACGTGGCAACCCGGTTTCGTAAATCCTGTATTGACTTTAACCCCGCCATAATCTTACGTTGTCCGGTATTTTACGCCGTGATTATTACAATTAAGGCAAATACGGTCGATACCCTGCGTATCCAACCGCAACGCCTCGTATGCTTTTTTAAGGTCATAACCCAAACCGCCGGGGCGACCCTCAACGTTGCCGTCCAACTCGTAGAGAATTTCCAACCGGGTTGCGTTTACTTGGTTCCGGTTTACCTTAACATCGGGGTTCATTGCCAACGTGCGCAACATGATTGCGGCGACCTGTCGTTGGATAACCGTTTGGAAAATTTGCCTTTCCTTAATGATAAAATCCGTTAGGTCGCAACCAACGGTTATTTCGCAATTCAACCCGTAATTCTGCGTATTGGTGTACATCGTCAACGCAATATCCCACAACTCCGGGTATTCGTCGAATGTTTCCGGGGCGTTCATCATAAACGGGGATACCTGTAAATACTTGGTTATTTCCCGCCAACGCTCCAAATCAACGTAACCCGTACACGTCCCGCACGGCTCCCGGCTCCAATCCTTTGTCATGTTAATTGCCTGCATCCCGGCGGGCAAATCGTTTTGGTTGTAACAAAGGAACCACGACCCCCCGGCGTTGTTTCCGGTACTGATATACGGCAAATAACAATCTTTCAACGGGAACCATTGAAAACCGCCGTTTGTCTGCGTAAAATTCAAATCAAACGTCTTTATCGGGTCAATTTGGGACGAATGGAAAAGATACATACGAACAACCCCGGTTGCGCCCGTCATTTGCAACCCGATTTGTTCGATTTTCATTGTTACGCCCATAGAACGAACCGGGACAATTTCAAACCCGACTAATTTATGATTATTCGGCAACGTCGCCCGGATACGTCCCGCACCGTCAAAGAACGTGCGCCGTTCCAATAGGTTCTTTGTTTCCTTATCCAATCCCTTTATTTGCGTGAATGTTTGTACCATTTGGGCGATACCGTTACGGGTCAACCTTTCCAAATAGTCGGATAAATAGTTGTATTCGCCCCAATCCGGGTTTCCATAACTGTTGTTGAAATCGTCGTTAAAATCACTTGCGACGGGTTCGACATTTTGGTTGTCCCGGCGGGCAATCCATACTTTGCCATTGTGTCGCACTTTCGCACCTGTTTTGTATTCCGGTATCATATTCCAAACCGGATATTGAAAAACGAAATCATCTGGGACGATTGCCCGGACATTATCCAAAGTAACAAGGGGGTGCGCACCTTGAAACGTCAAACCGCTTTCCGTCTGCGTTAAATTGTCGTCTATCGCCTTTGCCGAGTCGTATGATTGTTCCCACCCGACGACGTGCAATAATGCGTCCTGTATTTCTTTTAATCGATACATCTGCGTTTGAAATAAATAAGGGGGCGGGGATAACCACCCCGTCCCCTCGGTTTAACAATTCGTTATGCTCCGGCGTTATGCGCCACCTCCGGCGGGAAATTCCCCGGCGTTGGTTACATATACAGGCATACCCAACGGTTCGTTTGGATTGCGGGCGGCAATCTCGGCTTTGATAATCGGGTTTGCCACAGTATCCGGGTTGCTGTTGTAAGCAACCATATACGCCACGTCAACGGAAAATCCGAAATACTCCTTAACGGCGCACGTCAAATCGGCGGTTGCGTCGCCCATAATTGCGGACTGGTCGCCAACGGCGGTGTAATAGTGTGAACCAACGGGCAAATCAATGTACGGCAAACGTACAACGTCCCATTCGTGGAAATTCGCACGGGTGCGGCGCAATGCCTCACGGTCAACACGGGTAAGGATACCAACATTACCGTCAGCAACGGCAAACATGGTTCCCATTTTGCCCGCTTCGTCGGTTACGTTGTTCGTGTAATGTAAAACCTTATTGTCGTACTCCATGCGCTTGTTTACGTCGTTGTAAACGCCATGTTGTGCAAGTTTACGTATAAGGCTATCAACCCCGGCGTTGGCGATAATGTGGATATATTCCGGGTAACAGTTAGCCCGCATAATCGGGTTAATATCGCCTAAAATCTCGGTTGCCATTTGGGTTGGAACCTGTACCACATTGCCCGACTCCGTGTAATTAAGCAACGTTTTGAACACCTGTGTTTTGTTTGCCTCCAATGCGGCAACGGCTCCGACGTCCAATTTGTCCGCCAAAGCCCGGCACGTCTTTTCCATTTTGCGCAAAAAGTCGTGTTCGTAGGAAATTTCGTTGTTCATGTAGGCGGCGGGAACCATTGTAAAGCCAATGGCATAAGTCGACCAAACAACCGTTACCAATGCGGACGTATTTTCATCGTCAGCGATAACGCACGAACGGACATTGCTAACCTGTACATCGCCGTCGTAATTGATAACGGGTACTTGTACCGTGTTACCAATGGACGCAAACGCACGGTCACGCAAATTGGGGTTAATGATTGAGGACGGGGCGTTGGTTTGTTCAATGAAAAAATCCAATGCGCCATACTCACACGGGCGGGTCATATTACGGTCTAATTCCGGGTTTTCAATCCGCCAATTCTGCAATCTTGTTGCTACTAATGACATAATGTTAAAAATTTAATTGTTATTAAATGCGGGTTTACCCTTTACCCGTGGTTGTTTACTTTTCCGGCAATGCGGCAATATTGTTGTCCTGCCATGCCTGTTTCATTGCGGCGTCGAACTTTTCGGAACCCGCCGTTAAGCCCTGCGCCATAAGGTTTGCGGCGATTGCTTCGTAAGCCTCGACACGGGTTTTTGCGCCCGTTACGTCAATGGTTGTTCCGCTACCACCGCCGGAACCGCCCCCGGGGGGAACCGTTCCGCCGCCTCCGGCTTGGCGTCCCTTATCCAAAATACCCATTGTTTCCAATTCCTTTGCCAACAGGTCGCCGGGGGTGTACGGGTTCAACTGATTGTTCGGGTTACGCATAATTGCGCCGCTTTCGTCCTTAAAAGCAATGATTTTGCCGCCTTTGCCGTCGTCGATATATTCGGGGTTCATACCCTTGATTTTGTCGATTGCTTGCGCCAACAAAACCTTTGTTGCGCTTTCGGGCAATCCCGGTTTGAATTTCAACCCGGCGGTTGCGGTCTGCAATGCGCCCTCGATACGAACGCCGAACAACTCCGTTTGGAATTTCTTTTCGGCTTCATCGTACTTTCTTTTGAGGTCGTTAAACTGCGTTGTTACCGCCGTTAAATCGGCTTTCGCCTGTTTCAACGCCTTTGCCGTTTCCGCATCGGTCGCACCGTCGGCAATTGCCTTTTCCAAACGTGCCTTTTCTTTCGTCAGACTGTCGATTTGGGTTTGCAATGCGCTTGCGCTTTCCGCTTTGGTTTTGAACTCGGCGACCACACGTTTTGCGTAATCAAACGTCTTTTCGGTTCCGTTCTTTGCGATACCGGACACCGCCAAAATATCGGCATCCAATCCGCCGTAAATTTCGCCCGTCTTTTTGGCGATAACGCTATTTTCGTCGTTGGCGGACAATGTTGTAATTGCCGCAATTTGTTCGTCGGTTAATCCGGCTAATGCCGCATTTGCAACTAAAATTTCTCTCGTTAACATAATTCTTTCCCTTTGAATTAATTAAGTGCGATTGCTGCTACTGCTCCGCTGTTTGCGTTAATAATATGAATTGTGTATTTTGGCGAATCCCCGGTTGTGTTAACCAACCAACTAACAACACGTGCATGGCTGATTTTCTTTTCAACCTCTTTTGTTACCAAAATGACGTCGGTAATTGTTCCGCCCTCAATACATTCAATCAACTTTTTCTTTGTGTCGCCATCCAATGCGGCGGCGGTTGTTGATACTTCAATAACCAAATTGTCCTGCTGTGCAATCTGTGCCATAATCGTATTTTTAATAGTTTAATACTCTGTTACTTTTTCGCTCCGGGTTTGTCCTCGGCTTTGTTTTCTTTGGCTGGTTCTGCCGGGATAACTCCCGCCGCTTTCAATTCCTCCAAAATTTCAGCCTTTAACGCCGCTTTTTCCTCGGCTTTGGCTTTCGCCTCGGCTTCTGCCTTTGCCTTTGCATCGGCGGCGGCTTTTTCCTCGGCTGCTTTCTGCTGTGCGGCGGTTCGTGCCGCTTTTTCCTCGGCTTGCGCCTTGACGTACTCGTTGGGGTCGTGCAATACTGTAATCGTGTAACCCTGTTTTTTCAGTGCGTCAAAAATGCCGTTTTCAAAGGACTTTTTGCCGAATTTTTGGATACGGGGAACGGATAAGCGTTTGCCCGTTTCGCTGTCAAACTTGCGTACTTCAATAACGCAATGATACAAATGTTGTTCGTTGCTCGGTACAATGTAGTTTTCGGGGGTGACGTCGGTAATTGCGACGTCCTTTGTTTTACCCTCAGTTGCTGTTTTTACGTGCATACTCGTTAAATTTACTTGTTATTACTGAAATCTTTTGGTCGAATGGTATTTGCGTTCCAAACTCCAAAATGTTTGTATTCTCCCGTTCAAACCTGCGGACAAAGTTAGCGAAATTCAACTTTATCCGCAATTCATTCTCCGGTATTAAGTTACGCCCGTACAAATCCAATACCTCGTTCCGGGTCAAATGGCGGTACGGCTCCAATTCTGCCAATATCAACATACGTTGCAATTGGGTTGGGTTGTTCCGGTACTCCGTTTCGATAATCTGATTTTGTAGGGCGTCCAATTCTGCCTCACTTGCGCCGCTTTCCTTTGCCGACTTGTAACGGCTCCGCAACTCGCTTGCGTCGTACAAATAGAACTCCGTGCCGTAATTGACTTTTGCAGATACGAACATATTGCCGTATCGCAATCGGCAAACCGTTTCATCGACGAACTGTTGGGCGGCTTCAAAGCCTTTTTTCACTCGGTTTAATACCGTGCTTTGGCTCTCAAATGCGGCTTTAACCTGTTGTTCGTTGAATGCCTCCCGTTGGGTTACTTCCTCGTTTTGTCCGACGACGGCGGTAATAATGTTTTCCCGCAATCGCTTTTCTTCCTCAACGTTATAATCCAAACTTGTACGGTCAACGGTCAACATTTGTACCGGGTTCCGCAAATCGGGTTGTTTGTCCCCGTCCGGTATCGGTATTTCAACAAAGGAACCCGCCCCGGTAATCCGTTTGTCGCCGCACTTGGGGCAACGCATCAATAACCCGGCTTGGTCTAACCTGTAATACCCTTGTTTGTCTTTCAAAAATCCACCGTCGCAATAATCGCCGTTTTCGGCGTTTGTAAAATCGCACGATTGTTCGTAACCGGAATATATCGGGTACGCCCCGTACATATCCAAATGCCGCTTCGATATATGGAAAAACAAAAACCAATCCAACGCCTCCAATTCTTTTGTTAGCGGGGATTGTTTAACGTCCGGTTCTCGCAAATTCATTGGCTCGTTCCAAAAGAAACGGGCGGGGCAATAGCGCAAATCGTGTGGGTTATCAACCAATAATTCGCCTATGTTGCCGCCGTCGTCCTCTGCAAATACTCTGTATCGTTCATCGTCAATAACTGCAATACGTTTATCGGGTTGGCGGAAAATTATCCAATCCATAACCCCGGTTGTCCGGTTTGCCTCAAAGGTTATGACGCTTTCGATAGGTAGCCAATAAAAATACGGGGTCGGGTATCGGTCGGCGGGGTTTTGCTCGGCGGGCAAATCAACTATTAAGACGCTGTTTATTTCCGTCTTGAAAAACTCCCAACCTTTCGTACTCCAAATTTCCGGCTCCTTTAATACATCTTGGCGGTAATACTCCCAATCGTCCCGTTGTTCCGTGTTTTGAAATTGATAGTTGAACGCCGGGTTACGACCGTCGAAAATACGGCTTAACTTATCAAAACAAATGCCCGTTACCTCGTTGGTACGAACGGGGTAACGGAACAATGTTTTGAAGATTTTGAATTTATCGTGCGGGATAAGATTTTGAACCCATGCCAAAAAATCGGTCGTGGGTAAACACATTAAGGGCGTTACGTTGGTTTGGGCGTGAAATTTAATGCGGTTTTGGTGTATGACCGCTTTATTTATCGTCGCCTTTTTCCTCGGTTCCGTTATTTCCTTTCGTATGCGTTTTATATCTAATCCCATTTTCTTTGCTAAATTCAAAAGGTGTTTTTTCGGGCAACTGCCAACCGCCATTGTTAGGCATCCGCAACAGGCGTTCGGCGTGGTTAATCTCAAATTCTTCGGTCGTGTTAAGGGTCGGACACTCCAACACGACCTTTGTAACTTTCGCCGTCATTACGCTTATGCGGTTTTCAAATCCGTAAGCGGGTTAAACGCCGGGACAACAATCGCCAAATCGTCCGACCAATTCGGCAAAAACGACCATTGTATTGCGTTGCTGTCCGGGGCTTCCAATCCGCCCAACGTCTTATCGCCGATAAACAACGAACGTATCGGTATCGGGTAATATGTACCGTCTGTACTCCCCTTGATTGCGCCGATTGCGCCGTTTTCGTCGAAAATGAAGATACCCAAATTGTCGCCACAACTTTCGCATTGCATTTCCTTTAATGCCTTGATAACCGCTTGCGGGGCTTTGCGAATAACTCCGGTAAACGGGGTCGGTTCACGTCCAATGATTTCTTCGACGCCTCCCAACGTTTCATTACCGCCTCCAAAGGTGCGGGCGGCTCCCGCCTCGGCGGTCGGGGCTTGGATATACGGCGAAACAACTACTTTCGTGCTATCCGCCGCCGATAACAGGGGCGTCCACGACGCTAACGCCGTAATCGCTTTTTCACTCGTAAAACTGTTTTTGCTTCCGTCGTCTTTCAAAAGACGTTGAAAAGCCACTTTCTGAACCTGTCCGAAACTTTCCGAACACTTAATTGCGGGTACATCGGGCAACGCCGCCCCCGCCGGACATTTACAAATCATACTTCTTTGTTTTTAACGTTAAAAATATTGTTACTTTCTCCGGGGCTGTCCCTTTGCCCTCTCGTTTCGGTTACAAAATTATAAACTTTTTCCCGGATAATCTTGCATATCTAAAAAATATTGCTAATTGCGTCGTCTTACGCCTCGGTTTGCGTGTGCGTATGGCTGTATATTGCCGTCCGCAATCTCCTTTTCATATATCCCGGTCAATCCGTCCTCCGGGTCGTCGTGCGTATTGGCTCCGAAATTGCGCAAAAATCCGGTTACATGGTCGTAAACGGCTTTGTACCGGGTTTCCCAACCGAACGGCATAATTATATGTTGATTAACCATTGCGGACGCTGTTATTATCCGGCTTTCCTTGTTGCCCCCTTGATAAAACGGCTCTGTAATCGCCCGGACTTTCTTTTTAATAACCTTTTCATAACCCGCACCGCCGTTGTTGCTCTCAACCCACGCTTTTTGCGTCCCGTTCCGGTTAATCATCGCCGGGACGGTTACGGTTGTAACGTCCGTGTTTTCGTCCGTCATTTCCATATCTGTAATAAGGGCAAACAATATCGGCTCCATACGCTTTGTTTTCTCGTTGAAAAACATATTGTCGGACTTATACACATCATACGTTGCGGCAAACAACAGGTCGTCGCCCTCGTCGGCAACGTCAATGTATGCGCCGGAACGAATGTACGTGCCGTAATCGGATTTTTCGACCCACGTTTTGAAAGGTTGGTACAATCGACCCTCGGCGGAACCGGGGTTGCCTTGATACAGGCATTGAAATTGCACCGGGTCTAATGCCTTTTGCGCCTCCAACTTTTGCTTACTGTGTCGGCTTTCCCATAATGCCGCCCCCGGTTCCCGTGGGTCTATCTCGGTCGGTTCCCCGGTTTTCAGCCCCTCAAAGTTTATGCGTACCCACGCCCCCGGCGTTACGTCCTCCAAATCCGCCCAACACTTAACATCAATAATCGTTTCGCCGCTCTTTTCAATGCGTCCTATCAAATCGTCGTCGTTCCAACGGGTAAATACAATCAATTCTTGACTATCATTGTGTAAACGGGTGCGTACAACGGTCGTGTACCATTTCCACGCCGCCGCCCGTACTATCGGGCTGTTACCCTCGGCGTAATCCTTATACACGTCGTCCAATATCGAAACGTCCACGGTTTTAGACGTCAGCGAACCGCCACGACCGACGACACGCAACGACCCCTTACGCCCGACCATTTCGATAACATCGGAATTGCGCAAATAGGTATTCGACATCGTTACGACGTTCGACCCGTTTAAGTATGTGCCGGGGAATAATTCACGATACCGGGGCGTGTCGATTATTCGTTGAACGTCCCGGTTAAAATCCCGTGCGATTGTCGCCGCATACGAACCGATACATATTTTGCGGTCGGGGTTTAACCCCAACATAAATGCGGGTAATTTGCGGCTTGACCCCTCCGATTTGCCATGTTGCGGCGGCTGTTGTACAATCATTTTTCGTATTTTGCCGTGCGCAAACATATTCAACAACGTATAATAAACGACGTGGAACGGCTCTAATACTAAATCCGGTTGCATATACCGGGCAAAGTTGATAAGGCGTTTACGGGCGGCGGCTTTAACAAGCAAATCCGGTTGTTGCCGGATTGCGTCGTACATCTGCAATAATTGTTCGTTGTTCATTGCTTTGCTCCTTTCTCCCATTTAGAACACGCCCGGCGACCTCGGACAATGTAATATTGATAATGCGGGCAACGTAAACAAATCGGGTTCCCATTTAAATCCCGGTGTCTATGGTCGTCCGTTATCCATTCCGAAAAACGGCACGTGTCGCAAATCTCGGTTTGCCATTCCGGTTGCTTGGTTCCCGGACGGGGTGCGGTTACTCTCTTTGCCATTATTGCGCCCCTCCTTTCTCCAACAATGCCTTTTGATATTCGGCGGACTGCAATTTATCAGCCAAAGCAAACAACATATCGTCCGGGATTGCCTTAACATCGTACTTTGGTTTATCGTCGTCGGTCGTGGCGTTATATCCGGGTATCTCAATTTTAACGGGTGCATCAAACCCTAACATCTTTGCCCTGCGTTGCTGAATGTTCAAAAGCAAATCCAAAAACCGGGGGTTCCCGGCGGACGTTTCGGTTGCGGTTTCATTGTACCCGTAATATTCCGGGTCGCCGTCCTCGGCATCGGTTTTGATTGGTCGCCCTTTGTTGATTTTCTCTTTGGTGCGCATCTTTCCGGTTTTCGACGCCTCCCACGCCTCCCATGCTTGTTGCTCCATCTTATCCAATTTGCGCAATTCTTGTGTAACGTATTCGTCGATATTATCCAACCGTTCCCGCTTCCATTCGATAAGGCATTGTTGCAAATCGTAATAAACCATTTGAAAGGTTATTGTATAACCCATTCCACGGGCGGACAAATCCCGGTTCAATGCGTCCGCAATTTCCCGGTACGAATAACCACGCAAAAATAAATCGGCACAAAACCGAATGTCATAAATTCGTTGTTCCTCGGAACGTTTGTTGTAGCCTAATGGCTTCTTTCTCTTTTTCATCGTCTAACCTCTTTTAATGTCAAACAGGGGTCAAAATCTGCCTTTTACGCCTTTTCGTCCTTTGGCTTGGTTCCTTATCGGCTCCTTTGCCTTTTTTCTTTCGTTCCGGGCTTTTATCCTTTCCCCTGTTTACCTCCTTAAAACGTTGCTTACCCTTTTGCAAGTTATTTGCACGGAATTTCCATTTTAAGAGGCTTTATTGTCTTATCCAATACTTTCTATATCTCGGCGGTTATCTTTTAACCACGGGGCAAATTTACGGCTTTTTCGCCGCATTGCCAACCGTTTGTTCTCTCTCACATATAAACGGCAAAACCCCGGCTTTGTTTTCCGGGGCTTTTATGCCTTACTTTTCGTATATAAACCATATCGGGCGTATGGTTATGTATGCGTATGTTTCGTTTTCCCAAACCGACCAACTACGGGCGTACAACTCCCATGCTTTGCCCGTGCTTCCGTCTGTATTCGGTTTCGGGTAATCCGGAGGCGTATTCTCTAACCAACCCCAAACAAATTGGGCGGCTTGGTCGGGGGTCATTGGATACGGCAATTTCTGTATATCCTTTCCGTTGTCGTGCCAATACAAAATCATTGTATTTTTTTCGACTTTGTACGCTTTAACCCTTTGGAAAATTTGCCCGGTTAACTGCATTGCAATTTTGAGGTTATCAAACCCAGTCATTGCCAACTGTATTGTCGTATTCATTACGGGCGGCGGTTTCGTTTGTTCTTTCCCCGGCGTTTATCCCGTGGGTTGCGCCGTGGCATTTCGACCCGGTGTATTTCTACTTTGGAGCCGGGGAACATCTTGCCGAAAAATTCCGCCACTGCTTGCACCTCCTTTGGGACGTCGAACGCCTCCGGTTTTCTGTATTCTTTCCCGCCGGGTTGGGCTTTCCCTTGTAAGGCTCGGCGCAATGTACACGCCGGGCAATCGAAATCGTCTTTCCCCGGTTCCGGGGCGTTTGCCATTTTTTCCCGTAATTGGTTGGCTTTCCCGTATGCGTTTAACGCATCAATGGCAACATCTGCTAAAATCCAATCGTTCGTATTCATTTTGGCGTCGATACCGTGGCGGTTAATCAATGCCGCCAATTCTTGTGCAAAACTTTTTTCTTTCATCGCTCTATTATTTTTTGGGTTTATATTCTTGGCAACGTAAATTCCCGCACCTTTGTTCAGATTTGAACGCCTCACAATAACCGTTCCCGTTGACGTCCTCGTTTGTAAAGTTTGCGCAATTCCCGCATCCCTTATCGCCGGGTTCTTTCGGTACGCTTACGCCTTTCGGCTCAAACTCCCGGTTAAACTCTCTTTCCGGGCGGGTTGTCAATCGTCCGTCCGGCTCCCGGACAATGTAGTACGTTTCCGGGGCGTCAATGAAAATGCCGTTGCCGTCCGGGAACGAATAAACCGCCCGCCCGTTCGGGGTTCTCGGTATCGTCATGGTTCCGCCTCCGGTAAATCTCAACAGGTCGTCCAAATTGTCCCGGCGTACCTGTATTGCGTCAACTTCTAACAACGTGCGGCAATATCGGGTTCCCGCCGTGGCGTCCGGCTCAACTAACAGGGTGCGGATTTGTTCCGGGTATTCCGTCGGGTCGTACTCGACGTTGAAAACAACGGCGGCTTCTAACGTGTGGGTAACTAACAAGCGTTTCCCCAATCGTACGGCGACTTCCTGTTTTAGTGCTTCAATGCTTTTTCCCTGTATTTCGGTTGTGTCAACCGTGATTTCGTAACGGTCGGGTTTTTCCTCGACCTCCGGTTGGCTTTTGGCAATATCGCCAATCATAACCAACAATTCCGCATCAAACGGGTTTAACTTACTTTCTGTCATGCTCTAATTTTTTATTCGTTCTTACTGTTTTCGGATATGCCAACCGCCAAAATATCGTTTTTCGGTCGGTTCTGTTGTACTTATCGCATTGCCTACCTATTCCGGGGCAATCTTCCCTTTGGATTTTGCAGCGAACGCAACGTTGCGTAAATATTGCGGGGTTGTTGTTGGCTAATCGTGCATCCGCCGCCGTCCATATCTCGGCAATCAATACCATACCCCGGTAAACGCAACGTTCGCCGGGGTTGTACTCTCTGTTTGGGTCGAACGGTTCGGGTTGCTTAACTCTCATTCTTTGCCCGCTTCGTTTACATAGTCAAACAATGCGTCCAAATCGTCCTTTGCGCCTTTTACGCAAATTCGTACCTTATCGCCCCCGGCTAATGCGGTTTCGACAATCTCACAATTATACCGGGGGGCGTTTATCTGTATCATTGCCGCCGTGGTATTCGTTACAAACTCGTTTCTTTCTTCCATGCTCTCGGATTTTTTAAGTAAATTAAATGCCTCCGTTGGTTCATTCTCGCTTTGACACGCCCCCAACAAAAGCGTTGCCAAAGATAACAATAAAATCTTTGCTTTCATCGTTTTACCTTTCTTTTAATCCATATAAACCGTATGCCAATGCCGACAAACAATATTTTCGCCTCAATATCAACATAACGGTCGTAACCGTTTATTGCATCAATGGATACCCCAAATTGCCAACTATGATATTGCCAATACTCACGGGCGTAAACATAGACGCCGACCCGCCCAACGTGTATGCCTGTTTGGACGGTGTGTTTGTCCTTACTCATTGTGTGCCTCCTTTCTTGCTAATTCATAACCCTTTTTATCCATTACCATAACTTTAGGATATTCGACAATACAACCTTTTGTATATACGAGATTATAGATACCCAATTGCCCCTTAACCGGAAATTCAATAACCCGGCGGGGGTTGCGCATCAACCACCCGTACCCCTTTGTTATTTTCGCCCTCTTTTCCTTTGGAATCCGGGTGTTTTCCCAATCCTCCGGCGTAAACTCTTTTATCGGCTTTACGTCGTACAACTCAACCAATCCCAAAGTAACGCCGCTTTCCATTCCCGGATAAACCGGGGACGCTGCGGAACATATCAGCACGTCGCCACGGTAGGACGTGTTTTTGCTCCGAATTTCAATTGTCTTTTTCCCGTAAACAATACCGTTTTCGTCCTTATACGCCTCCGTTACCAAATCATTTGCGTATGGCTGTTTTACGGTCAACGCACGCCAACGGTCGTGCTTTTCCGGGTTGTAATCCTTATTACTGTACTGCATATTTACTTTTTATTTTCGGGTTCCTCGGTTTCGTCGTCGGGTTCCGGGTAATGGATAAATCCAATTTGCCGGACGTTTTGGATTGGCTCGTAAATGATAACGACAACATCGCCGTCCGTCCTTACTCCGACCAATCGGCAATCGGCGGGAACCTCAACCCGTATTTCACTTTTCATTGTTAAACAAATCCCAATTAACAGGGACACAATACCCCGGCAATTCTCCCCGGTCAATCCCCAACGGATTAACAATACTATCTTTCCAATAGATACGGGGTTGTTCCGGGCGTCCCTCCCAATGTTCCGTAATCGTGTCGTAAATTAATCGTATTTCCCGTTTCGGATATTTGCCGCCGCTCTGCAACCCGATTTTATACAGGTCAACGAACGGATACGACAATCTGATTATCCCAATTGCCCGGTCGTACATTCCCGGCGGGATTGGCTCCACGCTTGCAAATGTGCGGAACCCGTGGCGTTTTGCCCGTGCCAACACATTAACCCGCATCGTATTTGGGTCGGCGTTCGGCTCCAATTCGTCGCAACCTGTCAACGTTGCGCCCAAAGCGATACGGGACACGTCCCAACCCTCGGACGCCTCGGCAAAATCAATGAAGCGGTTCAACCCCTCGGCGCATTTGCTCAATATCTTAACCGGGACGCCGTGGCGTTGGCATACGCCGACCGCTTGACGGGTCAACCGTTCCGTTTCCGGCAACAACGGGTCGGTCGTGAACGAAAAGAATAACCCCGTTTTCTGCAATTCCTCCTTATGCGCCAACAATTCGTTTTTGAAAATATCCAAAGCGTATGGATATTCCCGCAACGTCTTTTTCAACTCCGGGCGACTGCCTCCCAATACCTTTGCGCCACGACCTTTGCGCAAATAACAGTAAGTACAACCGTTGGAACAACCGACAAAGAAATTGGCGGCGTTCTCGGCGTATTCCCCGGCTTTACCTTTTGGGCTGTAAATAACCCGTCCGTTTATCGCTCCCATATCGTCAACGGCTTAAAATGGTAAATCGTCGTTTCCGTCGGGGGCGGGTGCATCCGGCACGGGCGGCGGCGGTACTTGCGCCCCGGCTCCGGTCGCTTTCGGGGTCAACATTTCCATATCGGTTGCGACTATCTCGGTAACATACCGTTTGACGCCTTGCGCATCGTCATAACTCCGGGTTCTCAATTCGCCCTCAATATACAGTTTGTCGCCCTTTTTGACGTACTGATTGGCGACCTTTGCCAACCCGTTTTGCAATATGACGTTATGCCATTCGGTACGCTCCGGGATTTGCCGCCCGTCCTTTGTGGTATAACCTCGTTTCGTGGTTGCCAACGAAAAGGTCGCCACGCAACCCCCGTTGTCGAACTCCCTAAAATCCGGGGCTTTCCCGGTATGTCCCATCAAAATAACCTTGTTTACACTCATACAAAAAACGCTTTAATTATCCAAACAATGATACTATACAACGCCCACATATAAGACGCAACCGTTAACGTCACGAACGTGTATAACGCAATTTTATATCCGTTTTTTGATTTTATTTTCATTTCACTTGAATTTTACGCAATCCAACAAATATTGTTTCTTATTATCCGACCATCCGGCGGCATGGTTTATCGCTTTTCGGTCGTCGTCGTGTACGAACTCACAAACCCAACCGCCGACGCTTGATTTTTGAACTAACCGAACCAATTTTCCAACTATAAAAGAACGCAATTTGTAATACCCGGAATTTTCCCCAACAAACAAAACCCGTCTTTCTGCATTTATTTCGGGCGGATTTTCGATTTGCGGGCGTTTCTCCCTTTCCGAATATGTTTGTACCCGTCTGAAATCATTTTTGATTGAACGGCGGGAAATTGCCCCGTAATCGGGTTGCATCTTTTTGATTCTCATTTTTTATATCTCCATTTATAACCCTTATGCAAATTTCCTTTCCCTTTACATACCTTACAAATTGCCGTTGCCGAAAAATTGCCTTTTCGGGCGGCTTCTTGTATGCTAACAAATACATTTACAACAATACCGTTTTTTATTTGCTCAACCGCTTTTTCGTGGTGCGGTTTCGCTTTTTTTCCAATCCATTTAGATTTTGTTATTGGGTTATTCTGATTTTCTTTAACCGTAACCCAACGCAAATTATCTGCATGGTTATTGGCTCCGTCGCCGTCGATATGGTCGATACATGGTTTTTTTTCCGGGTTCGGAATGAAAGCCGCCGCAACCAATCTATGAACACGGAACATTTTCCCGGTTCCATTTTTCCATAAACTAATTATTTTATATCCTTTCAAATATCCGCCTTTCATTAGAAACGCATCCTTTTTTAAGGAACGAACATTGCCATAATTAGAAATTTGATAATGTCCTTTGTAACCCTCAATATCTTTCCAAATTTGCATACTCATTTTTCATTAATTCAATCATTCTCATATTGCCGGAATATATACGCATTTTCGTTTTATCCCCATTCTCCCAACATGAATGATGTTCAAAACATAGTATATTTATATTTCTTGCATCATGCGCCATTTCGGGAAACGCTCCACGGGTCAATATATGCGAACAATAAACGGCGGAATAATTCCGTAACGGCTTTAAACATTCCTCGCATCTGTGCGGCTTATGCTCCCAAACCCACCGGAAAAACCGTTCGTTTGCCTGTGGGATATTCCCACGACCAAAAACGCAATGCCCGAACAATTCCCGTTGGATTTCGACACGCAACCGAATATCCATTGTAAACCGCTTGTAATCCAATAGGGGGCAAAACCCCCTATCGGTTACAAATTGATATTCCTCCCGGTCTGTTAGCAATATCGGCTCCATTGCTTACATATCCGCCGTTTCGTCCTCCGGGTCGTCCTCGTTAGCCGGGTCGCCGCCCTCCGGGAACAATCCGCCCTCCTTTTCCGGTTCTGCGACCAAACCCGGTGCGGGTTCGCCGTCAGCCCCGAACAATTCCAATTGCGCCTTTTTGCCTTTGAACAAAAATGCGTAAACCTCGTTTTCAATGTCCGCAACGATTTCTTCCAATTCTTCCTCAAAACCGAACGTTTCGGTATTGAATTTCAGACGGGGCGAATTTATCGCCGTCTTTTGGTTGTTGGATACCGTGAACAATCCCGTAAGGACAACCCCAACGTTATCGTCTTGACCGGAAAGGGACACGCCCCGAACCTCTATGTTTTTCAACATTTCGTCGGCGAAATTGCGGGCGACCTCCTTTTGGTTCTTGTTCGCCTTAAAATCGTCGGTTTCGACCATTGACAAAAAGGACGTGATATTGAAAATACGTCCCATGATTGGGCGCAAGCGGTCGATACATTCCCGCAAATCGGGGTGTATGTCCTTTGCGCTCTCGACGTGGTATTTGTTCGTATAACTTTCGTTGCCGATTGTTTCGGTAACTTCATAATGAACATCCAACCCGCCGTCTTTTAACGTCTTGACTTTCGATAATGTAAACGACTTTTCCGACGGTATCGGCATTACGTTTGCGGTTTCTTTTTTCTCGCTCATTTTTTGATAATTTATTTGTTGCCGGGAACCCACCCGGCTCGGTTTTACAAATCTTCCTCAACGTATCGTTTTAACTCGGCTTGGAACAATTCCCGTTCCTCGGCTTCCGTTCGCTTTGCCATACTCTAAAATAGCGCATTTGGCAAATCTTTTCGTCCAACAAATCCTTTGTCGTCTTATTCCGGGCGACCGCCGGGCGTTGAGGCTCCGGGATTGGTTCCGGTTACGGTACGGGTTCCCGCTTGGGGTTCCCGGTTCCGATTGGCTCCGTTACGGGGTTCGGGTCGTAAAACTCAATGCCCCCGTTTCCGGGCTTTTCCGGCTCAAATTTCGCTTTGAGTTGTTCCGCCGGGTATTCCTTTTGCTTCAACTCGATAATCCCCAATTCGACCAATTCCGGGACGCATCGGCGTAATGCCTTAACGTCCTGTAATGCGTCGTGCGCCGGGAATGTTTCGCCGGGGAACAACTTTGCAAATAATTCCTCCAATTTGGGGAATTTTCCCGGTTTGCCATTCTGATACAATGCGCCGACAAATTTAATAGTTTTCATCATTGTATCAATTCGCTTTCCCTTGTGCAATGCGTCCTCGGCTTTGGCGTCGTAATACTCTTTGCCGCAATAACGCAAAATGTTCGCTTTCAACATCGACGTATCGAAATAAATGTTGTGCGCACATACAAGCGGTGCGGCGGCGGCATCCGTCAAAAATTCGTCGATAACCTCGGCAAACGGTACACCCTCGGCAATTGCCCGTTCGGTCGTTATTCCGTGTATTGCGGTTGTTTCCGGCGGTATCTCGTAATTGTCCGGCTTAATTATAAAACTGCGTTCTTTGTCGCCGAACGCCCACGCCAATTGTACGACGTGCGGGAATTGGTTAAAATCCGCATCCCATTTCAAACCCTTTGCGGGTACTCCTGTTGTTTCGCAATCGAAAAAACAAATGTCTTTTAATTCAAATTTCATGCTCTCGTTACTTTTTTGCTCGTTAAAATAATCGTTTTTGCCCGTCGTCGTTGGGCGTTTGCTCAACATATTTTGCCCGTGTAATCCAAACGCACCCGCAACGCAAACACTTTATCCGGCTGTAATGCTTTGGCGTGTATTCGTGGCGAATAATCCGCCAACCCGCCAACGGGTAATTCTTACGTTTTCCGTTACACTTGCAAAACATATCATTTATATTTCCATTTAAAACCAAATGCTGTTTTCAAAACGCCATTACAACAATTACTTATAGAACTACGTCTAAAACCTAAACTTCTTTCAACTTCCATTGCTGTAACCCATTCTTTTATAAAGTTACCCGATAAATCAAATTGCAAAACTGCCTTGCCTCCTTTATTTAGTTTTTTACCAATATACGTATTGGGGGCTTTTAAATTATTGCTATTTTGTTTTGCTGTTACCCATCGTAAATTACTGACTTTATTATTAATTTTATTACCATCAATATGGTCTACTTCCGGCATATTATTTGGGTTAGGAATAAATAATAATGCTACAATTCTATGTATTACAACATTTTCTTTTTCCCCATTTTTACATAATGATACAAACAAATAACCACGCCTTAATGATTGTTTCAAAATACGTTCTTTTCGTATTCTTGTTTTATTACCGCATTTTTCTAATCTTTTAATAGACCTAATTTGCCCGTAATTACTAACCTCATACAACCCTTCATATCCGGGTATTTCTTTCCATATTTCATTTTCCATAATCAAATTTCATTTGGGTCTGCAATATACAAATAATATTCTTCACTTGCAAGTTGTTTTAAAAATTCGATATGTTCTATTAATTCAGCATTGCTTAACTCTGCAATTGTACGCAATCTGGTTTCATATTTCCCGGTGTTAATATCCGGGGTTTGCTCATACATAACCGGGGACAACTCACGCAATCGGCGTTCTGTTTGTTCCTCCGTAAGACGTTCGCCCGCCTCCCAAATTGCGTGCTTAAACGTCGGTACAACACAGTTGAAATAATACCCTTTCAAAGCCTCGGACGAACCGGGCAACGCAACAATAAACCGGGCAATTATCCGGGAACCTTTCCAACCCTTGAAAAATTCGTTTAATTCGCCCATGTACATTGCCAACCCGCCGTTATTATTTATCGTCCCCGTTGCTGTTATCTCTCTTTTTTTCATACTTAAAAATCAAATAATCCGTTATAATACGCTTTTCTTATTTTCTTACCGAATTTTACAACGTTATGCCCTTTTTTATTTGACTTCATATTTCCGGGAATGATAAATACAACTCCAAATTTTGGCATTTTATATCCTTGATAAAAGTTATAAAATTCAGTCGTTACGTATGATACGGATTTTTTAGCAATCTTTTTTAATTTCCTCGGTATTCTGTTCATTGTCTTTCTTTTCTTGGGCAACCAATTGTTTCATTGTAATATTAAACGCTTCGCCGCCAACTTCCAATATAAACTTTCTTTCGCTGCTTAAATATCCCTGCAACTTCTTATCCATTGCGTTTGCATACAATACCGTCATTTGTCCCGGTTCAAAAACTCCCCGTTCCTGCAAACGGTCTATCGGGTGCCGCTTCAATGGTGCGTCCGCCATCATTCCGGCTTTTCTTCTGGTGTTTTCCAAATCGGAAATAACCACTTTCAGATTATTATAAAAAGCGGGTGTTTTCAACACGTCCGCAATTGTCATTTCTTTAACTTCCATATTGTTTTGTTTAAGGGACGCCGGGGAACCGACGCCCCGGTTAATTACTCGGTTTCGCTGTATTCCTCAATAATTAAATCGTCCTGTCCTCGCTTGACTTCCTCAATAAATCCTTGATACCCCTCTTTCCGGGCTAATTCGATAAGGGATTGCAGACGTTTTGCGCCCAAACTTTCGCCCCTCGCAATGCGGAATACCTTAACGGTCGGATTGCTTGCGATAATCAATTTTGCGGCAACCTCCATTATCTGACTATCCGACACTTTCCCGGCGACAAACGGCACACCGTTTAACTCCAACCCGTCGTCCGTGAACGTCAACCCGGCAATCGGCAATTCCGATTTCGCAATAAGGGTTTCCCGCTCTTTGAGCAAATCCGACAACTTTTTTTCGTGGGTTTGGGCGACCTTTTCGGCGGCGTCCTTTTGCTTTTTCTTCGTCAGATAGTCCACAACCAACGCATTGATTTTGTTGTGTTCCTCGGCTTGTTTGAGGCGTTCGGCTGTATCCAAATTCTCCGGGTTGTTTTCCTCGTACTTTGCCAACCATGCGGCGGCGTTGTTCTTGCGGGTTTCGTAATCGGCTTTATCCGTTTGGATTTGCGCCAATGTTTCGTCGTATTTGTCGGCGGCGGCTTTCGCATCGGCTTTGCTCTTTTTCTTTGCCGCTTCCAATACCTTTTTTGCCTCGGCAACAATCCGGTCGTATTCGGCTTGGGCTTCCGCCTCATACTTTATTGCGGCTTCAATCTCTGTATTCTTGGTTTCCTCGGCGGCTTTGATACGACCGGGGATTGCCTCCAATTGTTCCGTCCGGGTTTGCAATGCGGTACGCACGGTTTTCGCTTTCTCAATCAACCGGGCGTTCTCGTTTTGTTCCTCCATTAAATCGGCAATGTCGATTTTCTCGGCATACGTTTTGACGTCGCCCGGTTTCAACTGCTTTTCGGCGGTGGCGCAAATGGTCGTGTACGTCTTGACCTCGGCGTTGGCGTCCTTTCTTTTCTCCTTAACGGTCATAACCTCGGCGTCAATCTCGGCAATACGTTTTTGCACATTCTCCGGCAACAATGCCCGGACGTATTGCACTTGCTTTCGGCGACCCTCGGCGGTTTCAGACCACCGGGAAAACTCCACGGCGTCAAAATCCGTATATCCGAAAACCTTTTGCAACATACTTACGTTATCCGACCGCATCCCGGTTGTTTTCTGTTTGATTGATAACGTACCACGGGGGTTGGCTTTGGTAAACCGCAATTCAACGTCGTATTCCTCGCCGTCGTCGCCGACAACCATTTTGGCAAACCCTTTGTCCTCGCCATTACGCAACACGGCGTCCCGGTTCCCGGTCAACAACGCCCCGATTGCCTTTAATAGCGTGGATTTTCCTAACTCATTGTCCCCGGTAATGAAATATACATTACCCTCAAAATCTGCGTTGAACTCCTTAATTACTTGGAAATTCGACAACTCTAATTTTTTGATAATCATTTTATTGCTCTTTTTATGCCGGGGTTGCCCCCGGCGGTTACTACTTATTTGTTTGTTAATATCATTCTTTGGTGTATCATGCTTTGCACCTTGTTAAGCGCATCCCGGTTGGCGTCAACCTCCGACCGGGTGCAATCGGCAATAAAGTTTTCCAAACGCTTATACAGGTCGTCCAACTCTTTTGCCGTCATTGCATGGCGAACGGCTCCCAATTCGTCCTTATCCATTTTTGCAAACTCGTTTAAGGGTTTCCAAATCGCAACGTTTGGGGTCGTCGGCGTTCTTTGTCGCATCAATTAACGGCATATCATTTGTTTTTGCCGTCCAACTTTTACCCGTAACGGGCGACGTGTAAGTTACTTTGTAATGTCCGTACCCGGCAAACTCAAACCGGAAATCGCTGATTGTTGTTTTCGCTCTCATTGCTTTTATTTTTTTAGCATTACCGGGAAAACGCCCGGTCGTTGTTATTTCATGCCACAAAAATACGGGGAATATTTTAATTACCAAAATTTTTTCTTTTTATTTTCGTGTTAGGGCAAAAAATCCCGATACGGCGCAAGTCGTACCGGGATAAAATCAAAATAATTTCATTTGCGTATCTGTTAAGACGGCAATAACGCCGTCAACTTTTTGTTCCCATGCCGTCCGGGTTGCAATCTTTTCCGGCGTTGGGTTCCGTTCGCACCTCCGTTGGTTGTGGCGCATCTGTTTAACCATGTACGCCAATTCTTCCAACGTTATTTTCGCCGGATTTTCGATTTGCGGGCTTTTGTTTTCGTCTGCCATACTTTTACCCATTCAAACAAAATAATCGAAATACGGGGCTTAAAATAAACGGTCGTGCATCGGGGCGGGCAAATTCTCCAAAACCCAACGGGGTTTGTTGTGCAAAATGTACCGTCCAAAGTGCATTATCATAAGGGCGTCTGCATTCCACAACGTCGCCTTAACATCGGGGTAATAATCGGCGGCGGCTCGTTGGTATCGCTTTTTGCGCTCCGGCTTTTCCTCCCCCTTAACCCGCAATTTCAATTCGTTTTGCCATTTTTGGGGGTGTACCAAAACAAACGGTACGTCGCACATGGCAATTATCGTTTTCAATTTCTCGAACTCGGATAACAGTTTTTGAACCCGGAACGCCTTACCGGGGTTGTCGTTTACATCGTCCGGGCGCAATTGCACCTTTTCGACGAATACCAACGGGCGGCAAATACTTTTCATGTACTCAAACCATTGCCGCAACTCCATAAGGTCGCCCGGCATTTTTATTACCTCGGTTTTGTGGTTCGGACGCCAAACAGCAATCCCCCCGGATTTTCCGGGGTCAATGCCAATAATACAATCAATCGTTATTTTGTTCATTTCCAAAAATCTAAATAGTTATCAATCTGCAATTCGTCCGCAATCATACGGTCGAACGTGCGTTTTATCTCTTTGTCCCTCGCAATCTCATACGCCGTAAAATCCAATTCCGGGGCGTCGGTTCCCTTTCGTTGGACGTGGAACGCTTGGTATTTGTTGACGAACCCACGTGCGACACGTTGCATATATTGGGCAAATGCTTGTTTGCGGTCGTCCTCGCTTCCGGCAATCTTATTGGCAAAACCCAACTTTCGCAACCAATCATAAATCAACATTCCGTCAGTAATCCCCAACACAAACCGCCCGGTATATTTGTATTGCAAAAATACCTCCCTACATCGGGCGACGGCTTGGTTGTGATAATACCGTTTTTCCTCCGGCGTCAATTCCTTTTTCGGCTCCGGCAATGCTTTATACGCTTTATTGATAACCCCGTTTTGCTTTCGCCTGTATGCGTTCAATATCTTTGCGAAATAATCGGCGTTGAATTGTTGGTAATGTTTCCGTTCGGCGTTGCCGTCCCTATCCTTTGGCAAATAGTCGTCTAATTCCCCGGTAATCAGCAATTCAAACGCTAATTTAACCTCGGATAATGTTAATTGCGAATAATAGCGTTTGAGCAAATCCAACAACCGGGTACAAATATACGTCCAATCGTCCCGGTTTTCCGTGGGAATGATAAACCCCACGTCCATTGCGATAAACCGGAACATTTGCTCCGTTTTGGCAATCAACGTTTCGTCGTCAATCTCGGCAATCTGTTTTTTTGTGGACGCCACGAAAATATATTTTTCAACCGGGGTTAATGCTTTGGCAACCTCCGGTAACTCAACCATCGCCCGGAGAACGTCAATTGCTTTTGCCGTTCCGCTATAAAGCAAAACGGCGGCGGATTGTCGTTTTTCGGGCAACGTTTGTGGCAATCTGTTTGTCTTTTCGGGTAATGTTTCCATGTTAATAATCATCTTTCAAATACTCAATAGCCCCGGCAACGTTCAATCTTTGCGTTGGGGCTTTGTATTCGGGTTTCAAATGCAACTTTTTCTTTTCGACGTCCCCCCGTATGAAATTGCGGACGGTCGCCAACCAACCGTTTTTAGTGCGCTTCATATTCTTTTGGTCGCTCCAATCGCTAACCGAATGAAAGTAATAAACCAAATCGACCTTTTCAAATTCCGGTGTCGCAAACTTACTTTCAAACTCTGAATAATCCACGCCAACGCCGTTTTCAAATTTAACCATTTTGTAAACGTCGGAATTACGGAATAACGTTTTTTTCTCCTTTGGTTCCTCAACCTTTTGTTCTTCCGGGAATAATTCCCCGACAACATTGTTGTTGGGGGTATTCTCATTATCATTTATTGTATTATCTATATTATTACTATTATACCCTAAACTTTCGTTTATGGGTACCCCTAAACTTTCGTTTATGGGGGGCATCAACTTTTGTTTAGGGGTATCAACTCCGGTTAATATCCTTGCTGCCTTTTCGGTAAATGTTAGTAACTCGTAATTTTCACCAAAACAATACAGAGTTTTGTTATACAATTCGCAATTAGGATGTTTTTGTAAAATTCCGGCTTTAATCAAATTATCAATACGCTTTATCATGCCTTGACTTGTCTTTATATTCAATAACGGCATTGCTTCCAATATTAACTTGTGGGAAATCCAAAAATATATTCCCTCCGGGGTGTGCATCTTAACGCAACTTGCACAATTGGCGAAATCTTTTATAAAATCAAAAATCGCCAAATCTATTAAATCTAAATCTAAACCGCTATTAACGGCGGCATATTGGTTTATTAATATCGTGTATTTCATAATATTGATATTTTATAAACATCCGGTTCTGCTACGGGCTGAACTGATTTTATTAATAATCCTTTTTCGCATAACCATTTAAGGCAATCAATTACAGTGCTTTTGTTTATCCCTAAACATTTGGATAAATACAAAATACCCTTTGAATACTCGCCATATCTAACACAATAGGCGTGTATCATTGCATACAACATTAACTTATTACCTTTCAAATGCAATTCGTTAATCCATTTGTTTTTTATAATAAAATCCATAATTAAAATATAAAAGCCCGCAATCCGGGCTACCACACACCGGAAAACGGGCTTTGCGCTAAATAAATTAGCAATACTTTGCAAACGGTGGTAGTCGTTTGTTTTATCGACGCAAATATAGCATTTTTTATTCATTATCCAATTGCTTTGCAGGTTCCCACGCTTTGCGCACTTTCAAAACATTATCCGCACTTTCATTAGGAACCAATGAGACAACAGGAAAGCGGGAACGGTCTCCCGGCTTTTGAGTTGTGGCAAATTGTACGTTCAAATCAAATATAATTCCCTTACAAAATCCCCGTTCCGCCAACATACCGTCGAATGTTTCCCGGATTTGCGGGATTGTGGACGCCGTACCCTTTGTTGAAAACTGCCATACCCCGGCAACGCCACGTACCAACGGTACAATAAAATTCAATGTCAACGTAATTTCCCAACCGTCGTGTCCGTCCTGTTTGCTTTTCCGATTGGGGTAACGCTTTGTAATAGCCAACATCAAATTCGGGTATTCCTCCGTTGTCAATGTTTCGTACTTTTTGCCGTCCCAAACTTGGAACGTTTCGCCGTCGCCCGCCGCAATCAATCGTCCGTCGTCGTCCCGGTACTCGTACCGCTCGTTGCATACTTTCGCCGGGTCGTCGTCCGGGAAAACGATTTGAATTGTTTGGGGCTTTTCGCCGTATGCCTGTGTAAATAATCCGGCATACTTTCCCGTTGGTATGAAATAATCCACGCTTTGCGGGTATCCGTTGGCGTTTTTCATTCCGATTTTTATTTGTCCGACACGGGGCAAAATCAAACGGGTTTTTTCCGCTTCCGGTCGCTTTATCCTACCTGTTTTCATATCTCTTTATAAAATATTACTGCAATAAACCATTCTTGCGCAAACGCATTTTGCTCAACCGCTTTTATATCCATTTGGATAATTTCAATATCGGTTCGATTAACGAATTGTTCCAATTCATACGAACCCGTAATTATTTTAATCTTTTTCATATACTATATTTCGGGGTCGTCGTTCAACAATCTTTTCTTATTCTCGTTTTTGGGCTTTTTTGGCGCATTTGCGGGCTTTTGTTCCTTTTCCGGTGCAACTGTCCGTTTTGCCGCCTTTCGTCCCGTGGCGGGCTTCTTTCCCGCCTCATTTGCCGTTTTCCCGGTGCTTTTCACAATCTTTGTTTTCTTAATCTCCGGTTCCGGCGTTTGTTCCGGGGCAACCGCATCCGCTTTGACGGTATCGGCGGCGTCCGTGGTTTCGTCCGGGGTCGCCTCTTTGGGGGCTTTCGTTTTAATCAATTCCGCCAAAGACAACGATATTACATTTTGGGACAAATCCGGGGCGTCGTCCAATACAACCATACCATTAACCGCCGTAAACGTGTTGTCCCGCTTTTCGTCCTCAATGGCGGCAATCTCCAACAGATAGGGGATTTTCCGTATATTGGGGCTTTCGGTTTGCTCTTTCAGATTGTACGACGGTTTTTTGCGCCAATCTTTCGGGCTGAAATTGAAAATACGGGTAACGGGGAATTGCTCAAAATTGACGTTCCACATATCCCGGTACATTCCTAATTGTATTTCGCTTTCCTCGTAAAAACCTTTTCGCCCACTTTTGAAATCGACAATTGCGTTAATCCGGTCGTCGCTTCCAATCTTTGCCCGCATGGTACACGGGCAATCAATCATTCCGGCGTACTTGTAATACGGGTGTACCAACGCAATTTCAACGGCTAACGGTCGTACATCATAATCCAATACGAATTGCGCAAACGCCAATACGTCCTTTTTCAAATCGTCGGCGTAATAAATAAAGTCGTCCGGCAATCGGTAAACCTCAATGTATTCTTTTAGTTTGCCTTTTAGCCCGTCCAAATCATACGCCCGGTTAATCAATAATTCCTCAAATGCGGCGTGCATAAACGTTCCATACGCCGCCCGTTCGCCTTTGTATCGCTCGGCTTCCTCAATGCCTTTGTTCGCAATCCAATTTATAAGGTGCGGGGCTTTGGGTAATGTTTGGGACAATATGGTTGTAACCGACGGGAAAAACTCCGGGTTCCCGGCGTCGTCATATCGGTAATAATATCGGTGTCCCTTGCTGTTTAACTGCCAAACCTTATACGGGGGTTCAATCAATGTTTTTTCGTCGAAAAACATTGCCGTCATTTCCTCAACCGTCATGCCCGGTATTATCTCAAACACTCCGGTTGGTTGTTCCGGTTGAACATCAACGAACGGGGGAATAATTGTTTGTTGTTCCTCGTTAATCTCCGGGAACATATCCGGGGCAACATTGCCGACGGTTCCCGCAACCTCTTTTACCGGGTCGCCCGGTTTATCGCTCTTTGCTCTCATTACTTGTACTTTTTATATTCTGAAATTCCACATAATACCATTGCGGCGCACATTGCCGCAAATAACAATTGCCACGGGTTCCAAAATGCGCCAATCAAACAACATAACCCCAATGCGCCAAACGTAACAATTAGGGCTTTCGCTTGAAACAACCCGGAAAACATGGTTTCGGCGGCGGCTTCCAACCATTCGATAAACTTACTTTTCATTGTTTCCGCCCTCCATGCCAAACAGGTAATCCGCCGTACAATCCAACATTTCGCAAAGAATAACGACCCATTCCGGGACAATCCGTTTGGTCGTGCCGTTACATAAATTCGTCATATTTACCTGTTGTGCGCTCTCGCTTGCACCCTCAAAAAGACGGGCGGCAATGTCTTTTTTCAAAACCTTTTTCCCGTTCGCCTCGGAACGGGCGATTGCTTCGTTTACTCTTAATCTCAATGCCATAACTTAAATTTTTTTGTTAATAACTTGGTTCGTTGCTCTCTTTGTATCCGCAATTGCGGCACGTTTTTTCCTCCCAAATCGGGCTATATTCCGGCGGGGTCAAATATCCGTCGCCTCCGGTACGTCTATACTCGCCGTCTGTAACCTCCATTTCCCCGCCACACTCCGGGCAATCATCGTCGCCAATCAATACACATTCCAACAGGGCGTCCAAATGGACGGAACGAACCGGGTAAATACCAATTGCCCGGATAACGTCCACCATTTCCACAACGGTAACATCCCGTTCGTAACAATCGGCGACCGGGAACCCCCAATTGTCGCTTATGTTCTCGATAATCTGTTTGTTGATTAACTCCGTAACGATTGTTTCGGATACTTGGTTGGCTGTTTTCCCGCTTTCGGTCGCCAACATCTTTAATTGCTCACTTTCTTTTATTTTCATATCATTTCCCGGTATCCCTCCGGGTAGGCTGTTAATCTTTTGTTCTGCAAAGGTAGAAAGATTTTTAATTACCAAAAATATAATCTTTGTTTTGCGAAATCATTTTTGCCGGGTGCGTGAAATATCCGATTTTTAACCTACCTTTGCAATACCGCATTACCAAAAATCGCTCTCGGGTACTGCGTACCGAACCCCCGGCGTATCTGTTACGTCCGGGGGTTCATCTTTTCCAACGCCATTTGCGCCGCACAATAACAAAATCGGTATATATCGCCATAATATCCCGTTTGGTCGGTTATTTCCTCAATAACGCCCGCCGGATATTCCCCAAACGCCACATATTCGTATTGCGTTGGGTCTAACCCCAATGCGAACTCAAACGTAATGTCAATATATTTGTTCCCGACCCGGTTAAATGCGTGGTCGATTGGTATAAATACGTTCGTTTTGCCCTCAACGTATTGCACCCGGTCGGGAAATAACAACGTCAGCAAATGCACATTTTTATAACACTCTTTGACTACCGGGCGAACCGTCCGGCGTATCAATTCAATTTCCCGTTCGTCGAATACGTCCCCCGCTTTTACGACCTCAACACGTTTTGCGGCGGCGATTGTATCGGTAAAATATTGTCTTTGTCGGTCGGGCAAATCCAATCGTAAGAACGCCCGCATTTCCTCAATAATTACGCTTTCCATATCTTAACCCTTTGTAAACCCCTTAAATGCGACGTGGTAAACGTCGTATTGTTTTCCGGTAACATAAAATTCAATCATTCGGTCGTCGTTACCGACGTCGTTTATTGCAATGGTCGGGTATGGTTCCCCCGGCAATTGATTAAAACAGTCCTCAATTTCCCGGTATCCCTCCGGGAACTCCGAACGGTCGGCGGCAAAAAACCGGGTTAAACTCTCTTTTATCCGGTTCAACATTTCGTCCCCGTTGGGTTCAAAATGCGCTTTTATTTTATCCTGTCGTCTTAATGCAAATCGCATGGTTAATAAATACTTTTTTGAAACGTCCACGACCTTTGCGCACGTTTCGGGGTTAAACATTCCAATATGCGTATATTCCGGGGGTAATCCCAATTGGTCGGATAACCATTTGTACGCCTCCCGTCGCTTCATTAGTCCACGTTTGTACAACTCATCAAAATATCGGTGCGCTTCAATCTTACATCGGCGCAACTCGGCGTTTGCCAATCGACCCTTTGCCCGGTCGGTTCCCTTATGAACACCCACATACGCCCCGCATTGGGGACAATAATAAATCATTCCATAATCAACGCCGTAAACCTCAATACTATTTTTGTACTCGGTCGGAACGTGGCAATACGGGCAAATTCTACCGCTCAATATTTCCCGTTGTTCCTCTGTCAATCGTATATCCATAACAGGCAAAGCCGGGGTTATTCCCCCGGCTGTAAATATGCGATTGCGTTTAATTCTTTTTGGCGTTCGGTCGCCCAATTAACATTGCGGGCAATCCATTCGTCGGCGGGGGTCTCGGCAATCCATTCTTTCCGATAAGACGGCACAAAGTACGCAACTTGCTTTTTATACGCCCGTTCGGGGTTTGCCAATATTTCCGTCGTGCGGCTCAACCCTTTGCCGTGGTCGCCTTTGCCGATTAAGTCCAACCGCCCAAAATAAAATTCGCCGTTGGCGGTACACGCCACATAATCACGGGCGGACGTTCTTGTTGAAATAACGTTGCCTTTTTCGTCGGTAACGGTGTATTGATACTTTTTGCCTTTCGCTTTCTTGCTCAAAATATACTTTGCCATAATCTTTGTTATTGTGCCGGGGGCGAACCCCCGGCGGGTTATTATCTTATTTCGTACAAACTCAATGAATTTTCGCACAATACCCACGTCGGGAATTTAGGGTTTTGCAGATAACAAAGGTTATCTAATGCCGCCCGGCTTGTATAAAACCACAACCCAAATTTTTTGCCGATAAAATACATATCGTTTACCCCTGTTTCCCGGTATTTCTCCGACAACATTTGTTGGCTGTAAATGATTGACGAAAATTTAACTTTGCCGTCTAACTTGGTTGCAATCTCGGCAATGTCCGTCGCCTGTGTTCTTTTCTTTGTTTCCATATTTGAAATTTATTTGGTTCCGGGAACCCGCCCGGTCGGATTAGTAATAATAAAAGGATATTTTTAAACCCCGGCGCAACTTACAATGTTCGGCGTATTTGACACAACGGAAAGCACGGCGCAATAATTTGTTCGCCATTTCAACGCCTACTAACTTAATCAAACCGGAAACGCCAACCAACGTGTTAATCTTTTTGCCGTTGAACAAGCCGTTTACTTTGATTTTTAAAGTACGGTTAATTTCTTTTGTTGTATATTCCAAACCGTTGTAAATATCTTCGGGCTTCATTGTATCGCTCTTTTTGTTGCCGGGAAAACGCCCGGTCGTTTTATTAACATGGCACAAAGATATGGCATTTTATTTTAACTACCAAAAGAATTTTCTTTTATTTTCGATTTGCGGACAAAAAACGGTTCTTTTGGCTCCCCGCAAAGTTATTTTTGGCGAATTTTCATTTTAAGCCACTTTATTTGCCGGGGTGGGTACTTTATCCATTCAAACAAAATAATCGAAATACGGGGCTAAAAACGGGCAAAAACAAAAACGGGGTTGCAACGCCATGTTACAATCCCTTGTTACGCCTATTATATGTATTCCCAATTATAACCCTTATGTTTTTTCATACGCCCTTTACAACATCGAATTATCAATGTATCGTTAAACCCATCTTGTTTGGCTAAATGGATAGATTGGTATATTTTAAGACAAACCCCGTTTTTCATCATTCTAACAGGTTTTGAATTTGGATGCAATACACCCTTTTTACCTTGCATATTTTTAGCGTTGTTTTCGCTCAATCGTTTTTTAGTAATAGGATTGTTGTTATTTTCCAGATATGTAACCCAACGCAAATTGTCCGCATGGTTATTGGCTCGGTCGCCGTCGATATGGTCGATACATGGTTTGTTTTCCGGGTTCGGAATGAAAGCCGCCGCAACTAATCTATGAACACGGAACATTTTCCCGGTTCCATTTTTCCATAAACTAATTATTTTATATCCTTTCAAATATCCGCCTT